AAGTGTATCTGCTAGCTTGTAATTCTTGCATTGATTCCTTACAAATCTCACAGATTTTAGGCTCATGTATTGTAAATACTTGGCTCATATCTATCATTAATTGTAAGCTGTTATCCTATTTAACATTATTGCATTAACTTTATTACATACCTTTTAAATACTAATTTGTGTCAGATGAACGTTTTTTATTAGAACAATGGCATGACACCTTAGAACAATTCAGAGATGATTATGAAAAATGGGAAAGGCATACACTCAAAGATTATTTAGAAAGATGTGCAGAAATTATTAATAATCAAATTAAATATAAAATGTTAGATATTAAAGTTGAGGGAATTAGTGCTTATCTATATGCACAATTAAACAAAGAGGGTATAACGGTTAGTGACCGACATATACGCAGAAGCCTTCCTGATGATTACAAACAGAACTATAACAAAACGGACAACGTGTCCGAATTAGAAAAACAGAATTGGGAAATTATAGAAACAGAAGATCCAAGCATTAGATTAGAAAAGAATCAATTTAATGGTATTAAAATTAATGGTGTCGAACAAAGGGCAAAAGAAAATAAAAAAGAGGATATTGTGCAAAAACCATTAACACCCAAATTGAACAAAGATACAAGAGAATTAATTTATCTCAAATCATGTAGCAAACTAGCAAACAAATTCCATCTAACCTTTGAAACCCTAATAGACAGATACAACAAATCTGATGATGTTCAGGAAATCATTGATAATGAGATAGGTAATGTGGAATTAAAGCTAGGTGAATATGCAAAGATGTGGGCTAACATAGAAAACGCAAAAGGTATGGTAGATTTAAGGCGTGACTTTGGAGAGTATGAAAAGATCATGGGAACGTTTATGATTGAAACAGGTGAAACTATTGCCAGAATTGCACAGTTAATGGACTATTCAGAAAAATATGGTAGTATAGGATTACTAAGAGAGCCAAAAATTAGAGCTTTCTTTGAAAAAGAGGACACATATCCATTATACTTACGTTCATGTCCAAAGTGTTTTACTGATATTAGTCACGATATGAATTATAATATTGCCTTATATCGTGCTTCAAAGGAATTAGGCATAGACATTCCTGTTATCAAATACAATTAATATTCATATATACTAGCAAAATAAGGAAATTTTAATGTCTAGTGGAAATTTGAGATACTATGGCTTAGGTGCTTTGACAGGATTGACATCACTAGGGTGGATTCTTGATAAAGTAACTCCAGAAGTCACAACAGCAGTTTTTGTAGCACTTGGTGCAATCATTACAGCAGATTATGCTAAACACAAAAACGACACAAACGCCTAAACATACTTTTTAGGTAACTTTTTATTTTTTTATTATGTCTCCAGATTGTATTATTTCACGAAATGAATTAAATGGAAAGGTAGAATTTGTATCAGAACAAACAGAATGGCAACATAAATGGGAAAAAGACATACTTACTTATGATGTAGAATACCATGAATCATTAAAATTAATACCTAAACGAAAATTAAAGAGGGCAATCAATCTGGCAATATCTACATGGAATTTTGAAATACCATTAAAATTCAAATCAGCATGGAAAACTCAAGCAGATATTGAGATAAGATTTAGAACAAAAGAGGAAGATAAGTATTTCAAAGAACGACCATCAGTATTGGCATACGCATACTATCCAGGTCAAGGTAGAGTATCAGGTCAAGTAGTGTTTAATGCTTCATACATTTGGGATCTAAAAGGTAGGGGTATCAAAGGAAAAGACGCTATCAAAAAAGGATTGGTAGAGAACGTATCATACCCAGAGAACATACTAAAAACATATAATTTGTATGCTGTACTTATCCATGAATTAGGACATACACTAGGGTTAAAACATGATGTAACAGGTGCAGGTGATGGTGAAGATGTAATGGATCCATACTATTCAGTAGAAAATTTAGACTTATCTGATCGTGACATATACAGAATCAGGATAAAATATGGTCAAAGGGTATGGGATAGATTTAGCTTTTACAACATAATCAAACGATTCCTATATCTAGCAGTTAGACGTTGAATATTATCTATATTATTACATCTCTAATCATAATAACAATTTATACAGTATATTATGCCACTAGATAGAGAAGAAAAACTCTACACAGAAGATCAGGTATGGAAGTTTGTAACAAAAGCAATTACTAGAACATTATATGACGCAATAGCAACACATGAGGCACATGGACAACATACAATAGAGGTAGATTGGCTAAGAGATTACACAGATAACATAGCAGTAACATTCCCACGAATTAGCCCAGATGAATGATAAAGTATTACATTTCATAGTGGGTTTCATATTAAGTATTTCAGGTGTAATATACACTCCATTGATAATATTAGGATTTATCTTTGCATTTGGTAAGGAATGGTATGATGGATATACAGGCAGGGGTGTAGTAGAGATAAATGACATTGTAGCAACATTACTAGGTGCAATATTAGCAGTAGGTATTGTGTTTTGCTTAAAAACATAAGATATTAATAGAAGATGTAATCTTAGATAGAGTATGAAAACAATTTCAGAGATAAGAAAAAAAGTTGCATTAGAAGGTAGTGCCAAAAACTTATCAAAAAATGAAGCAAAAATGTGGGTAGATCATAACAAATGGTTATACTCTATGTCAGGGTTGTTAATATTTCACCCTGTTATAGTCAAAATGAACTTCAAATGACCATTAATGGTCATATTATTTTTATTTTTTCTTATTAGTCATGGTTAGGAACAAAAAATGCGAAGATGGCTACTAATAATACTTGGACTAACTTAAACAATGACGGTAGAAGATTAGAAAGAATCATTAAACTATGTGAAACTAATATTTCAAAGGCTATGGGTGACAATCCATCACAAACTGACCATGATCTAGTGTTAGCATACATAGATAGATTAGTAAAGGCAACTACACAAAAGAGCCATGTGGTAGATTTGGTATTAGGTATTTCACATCTAAGGAAGGTTGCAGAGAAGCAACTAGATCAGCCAAAGGTAATGCTTAGATGAAAAATCCTACATTTCAAGAAGATGTTAATACATTAAGATCCCTACTACCAACAAACGACAAAGAGATTTCAGTAGATTTCCCACAGTATAGAGGTATGACATTCAAAGAGTTTTGGGAGGCACTACCAAGAAAATTAGAATATTTTGACTATGAGGAAGATATAATTAAAACACTAGAAAGCAAAAAGAAAATCTGGATTAAAAAAGCAACCGGGCTTGGGGTATCAGAGATATTCTGTCGTTTCATAGCTTGGAACTGTCTTAAAGATGATGTATGGAAGAATAATCAAGTAGATGTATCAGCAGTAATTATTACAGGTGCAAGTCAAGATTTAACTAACAAGATTATCGGTAGAATTAAGAATCTATTTGATTTAGAATTTAAGACAAAAGAATCACTTGTAATATTAAACGGTTGTAGGATAGAGGCATTTCCAACAATGAATCTATCACCAAGTAGGGGGTTAAATCCATTCTTAGTGCTGTTAGATGAGTGTGATTTCTTTCCATCACGTTACCAAGATGAAGCAAGGACAGTAGCAGAGAGGTATATTCCAAAGACTAATCCATATATCGCTATGGTGTCCACACCTAATCTACCTGGTGGTTTGTTTCAGCGTATGGAGGAAGAATATGAATTGTTAAGTGATAAGGATAAAGAGGATTTCTATGTAATGAAACATCTTGACTATACGGTAGGGTTAAACAAGGTATTTGATCCTGAAAATATTAGAGTAGCTAAACTAAGCCCTAGTTTTGGTAGAGAATATCAACTCATGTATGGAATGGGTATAGGTGATGTGTATGAAAAACTTGACGGAATTATAGAAGAATATGACCTAAATATCATAGGTGGTAGAAGTGGTGTATATGGAGATCCTGCATTTGGCTCATCAAACTTTGGGGTATTGGGAGCAGAGATAAGAGATGGCACACTCTACGTCACCGAAGCCAATGAATACCCAAGACCAAGTCCATCTGCTATGCTTGATGTTATGGAAGATATGGCACACAGATACAACTCTAACTGCAAAATCGATTCAGCTCATCCAGGATTTATTAGAGACCTTGAAGAAAGAGGAATACCAGCTCTTCCGATCAACTTTGGATTACAAATTAGGGATCACGAATCTGCAAACGTTCAAAGCCTAAGAAGCAAGATGGCTATCAATTCAGCCCAGATGGTCAAGATGGGTAAGGTAAGAATACACCCTAGTCACACCAAACTAATTGCACAGTTAAGATCAGCACAATTTGATAAACGAGGTGGTATAGACAAATCTGAATTAAACTTTGATATTGGTGATTGTTTTATCATGGCGTGTTGGGATCTCAAAGAGTTTGATTATGGTCACTATGATATTATGTCAGATAGATTAGTCAAACAAGACGACACCGATAAACCTAAAAGTAAGGGTGGTATTTCAATTAATACAGAGGTAATAGAATGAATGATCCAAGACTAGAAGAATTTATTGTCAAGGCAACAGGCAGGACAATAGGCAGGTGTTCAAAGGTAGAATTATCAACTATGTTTTTTAATTCGTATGCTGAAATTGTCAAATATCATAAGCAATTAACTCAAGGTTATGAAATATACAAAGAACAAGAGGGGATAATTGATAAGATTAAAGAGGAGATCAAAGACCTAGACACCATACCAACATCAGTAATTACTACCATTATTGAAGCAAAGCCAAAGGAAAAAGTTGACTAAGGATTATCATGTTTGTCCACAATGCTTTGAGTTTAGAGGTAAAAAATACATTCGTGATGGGTGGGTGTTAGAGTTTGAATAAGAATCCAAAGACACAAGAGGAATTAATGCTATTATACATTAAGTCAGTACACACATTATTAGACGCAGTTAGAGAAAAAGAAAAAAAGTTAAAGAAAGCAAAGGATAATGATCCAGTAACGGTAATGCACTACACAACAAGAATGGTGCAAGATTGGTTTAGAAGCAAAGGAAACCTACCAATACCTGATTAATTTATTCTATTATATATAAGAGATTTAACAAATTACATTATGATCCCATTATTATTGAATCTAGGTATTACTTCTGTTGATAATTGTGGTAGTGAATAATTGGCATACGGACTTTATCTTTTAATGGATCAGCCTAAATGGTTTAGAGGAGATTTTAGTGCCACAAACAAATTAACTGGCACAATTTATTCAGATCAAAAATTTACAAGAGAAGCAAACTTAACAGGATATACAATTACAATTAGATTAACCAAGAATCATAGATGGGGAGATTATTTTAACAAGACAGGAAGTATTGTATCTGCAACAGGTGGAACATTTGAATATGCAGTAGCAGAGAATGAGATACCACCACCAGGATTATACAATGTCAAGATTGAATTATCTAAATCAGGAGCAAGAGAATCAACATTAAATAGACAGGAATTAATGGTAGTTGAAGGTGCAACAGCATGATTGACGCAATAGGTAATCCAATCAATTACGATATTCAGGAAAATATTATACAAGAATCCAAAGTGCCATTAGCTAAAATAGTCAGATCAGATTATCAACGTGAACAACCAATACAAGTCACCTTTGAACAGTTGATTAAATATCACGACAGGACACCACAATTACAAATAGCAGTATCATCTTATTCAGAATTAATTACTGGCACAGAAATGAATGTTACCTGCAAGTCAGAAAAAGCAACAGAAACATTAAACGATTGGATAAGAAATGCAGATTTTTATGACAAGTTTGAAAACATGGTCACTACCTGTTTAATCACAGGTAATAGTATCTTAGAGAAATTAGATGAGAATGACATACAAGATGTTGAGGAAGTAGATATGCAAACCATCATATCCAAGAAAAGAAATGAGTTTGGTGAACTACAATATTATGAACATAGAACAAATCATGGACAAACAGCCAAATTAGGTGAAGGAAAGCTAGGCAAATTTATCGAATTTAACTTAACAAACTATTCTAAACAAGCTTGGGGTAAGTCATTATTTTATTCACTAGCCATACCAAGAACAATAGGAAACAGAACAACAGCACCATTAATAGAAATCATGTGGGGTGTCGAAGACGCTATGTCAGCAATTATCTTAAACAATGCTTATCCAATTACAACAATAACATATCCAGGAGCAAGTGATCCATACTTAGAAAAAGAGGCAGTTAGGTGGCAAAAGTATAAGCCAGGTGATAAACGTGTCCAGAAGATAAAGCCTGAAATAGAATTTTTTGAAACATCAGGTAACAGTAAGTACACAGATTATATCGCACACTTAGAGAAAACCTTTGAGCTTGGCACACAATTCCCACACGACATAATGACAGGTGACTTTACAAGTCGTGCAAGTTCTGAAACAACAGATAACATTGTAATGAAAAGGGTTAGGGGTTATCAGAGATATTTGGCTAACAAACTAAAGGTGGAACTATTTGACAACATACTAATTCAGAACGGTTATGATCCAGAAGTGGAAGAATGTGATGTTACATTTACATCACAGAATGTCATAGAGTTAGAAGTGGCACAGATTAAGGATCTTACTACACAGGGTATTATGACCAAAGGTGAATCAAGAGAATGG